CATTCGTTGGCGCATTAGGTAATGGGCTAACTAATCCCTCAACATGGTTTTTGCTTATCTGTGGTATTATGACAGGATTTGCTTTAATTCTGTGTTTTCCAAAACTTCATTTAGACAAAGATTAACGCCCACCAGATATGCCAGCAATTGGCGCTGGAAGTCTTAGCAATGCTTTTTCTATTGCTCCTTGTGGCACAATGCCTTTTTGCGCGTTTTGCAACGTGAGAAGCGATTGAATAGTTTGTTGATTTGGTTGCCTTGACATAAGCATATTAGCTAAAGCCTCATTTTTTACGCTTTGTCTTGCTTGTGAAGCTTTGCCAAAAACTTTACCACCCATTCTTGCAGCAATATCACCGAATTTAAGATTGCCTATATCCTGAATTAAAGATTGCTTAGGCGCTACCTCTGCCATAGCAGCAGCTCTTGCCGCTGTTTCAGAATTAGCAGTCACCACACCAGCAGTTTGTCCAAAAGTTGCTTCTCGTTGAATATTTTTAACAAGCGCATTTGCTGCATCATCGCCAATAAGTAAGCGCAATTTTTCTAAATTATACGATTTATTAAACATATTGCGCAATTTAAGCGCATCATTAGAAATATTACCCATCATATCTTGAATTGATGATTGAGCGCCTTTGACTAATGCCTCACGTTCACTCGATGTCATTTTTTGCATGATTTGGCGTAATTGATTTGGATGAAGATTGCTTTTAAATACATCAGTGCCAGTTTCGAGAGCATCTTTAACAGCAGCATAACCTGCAAACGCTTCTCTAGCCTGTCCATAGCTTGGAACTTGCTCATCAACAGCAGTTCTTAGCTGACGTGACAAATTGCCAATCACTCTTGCCTCGTTATTGCGCCCTGCTCTTTGTGCCGCACTCGCCATATCATCAAGAGATTGTTTAACTTGATCTAGTGCGCCAACAGTCATACGCCCTGCATCGTCAGCATTAACCGCGCTAACTCTTGCCGCCTTACGAAGTGCAGACTTGCCAAAGTGCGAAGAAAGAACATCTTTAATGTTATCACCAACATCAACTAAAACTGGTCTAACCGCATCATAGAGAGGTTTAGCGGTTTGACTTTGTTCCCTAGCAATATCATCGGCAATTGAAAATGCTGGTTTTGTCGAACCAACCGTTCTTGATAAATCTTGTGCTACTCGTCCTGAGCGCCCAGCCGTTCTTTGTGTTATAGCATCTCTAATGATTTTTTGCGCTTTTCCAGGTTGCGCGGCTAAAGCGCCAGCTTGACGTTGTAAATTAGCCCCTAAATCTGTTACTGTTGCACCCTCGCCAATATCACCAAGTCTTTGCCCTATTTGATTAACCGCAATATCATCATCAGCTAACGCCCTAGAAAGAGGCGCTATACCTCTGGGCGTTTTGCCAATGCCAATAACTCGTCCAGCTTTTTGTAATCCACGTCCAATATAAGGAAATCCTCCGCCCAATACTGCGCCTGTTGTGCCGCCAACTGCTGCACCTTTTAATCTATTTTCATCAGCCGCACCGCCACCGTAAACTGCGCCTTGTCCACTGCCAACAGCCATGCCAGATAAAGCTCTTTGACCAATAGTCGCACCGCGCCCTGCTAATTGACCACCGCCAATAATAGCAGTTGGGATTGCTCCTGCAATTTCTGAACCATAAGCTGCAATAGGATTAGTTTTTCTGAATTCACCTAGTCGTCCACGTTCTCTCCCAAGATATGCTCTATAGCGTTCTCCTAAGTCCTTGCCTTGCCCCTGACCTGTAAGAGGCGCTAGAAGTGCAGCTCCACCTGCCACCACCTCATCGCCAAAACCAAATGTTGCGCCTTGCAAGCCAGCCCTTCCAATTCCCTCCGCACGTCCTGCTTGCGCCTCTTTGTTAATAGAACCACTTGTTTGTTCTTGTGTCCTTGTTATTTCTGCTCGCTCACGGATATAATCCCCAGAAATACTATCTTTAGAACGAGTTTCATAAAGTGAATTTTGATAACCAACGCCTAATTTATCCATATATTGGTCTATGGGCGTTGTTGAATATGATTTTTTATGCAACGCAACAGCTAAATCAATGTCATTAACATCATTGTATTGAGGATACTGCTCTCTGAATTGTTCAAGTTTTGACATTAAAATAAACCTAACGGGTCATTGGCAGTTGGAATGCCGCCACCTTGAGGCGTTTGCCCCTCGATAGCCGCTTCCATATCAGCAATTGTTGGTAATTTGCCAGTCCAACCTGATAAAGTTCCGTATTGCTCATAATATTGAGCAGCACTATCTTTAGCTTGAGCAGCTTGGCGCATTTGATTTATTAACCGTTCTACACGAGCTATATTTTCACCCTCCTGTAGATTAGGATTATATGCCCTTGCAATAAGTCGCTCGCCTTCTTTTTCTGTAAATTGAGCGCCAAGAATAAGCCTTAAGTTTCTTTGCACAACCTCCTCAACAGCCTCACGAGTTGCAATCGATTGAGGGTTGGTAAATTTAGAAACTACATCTGGGACAGAGCCAACTACTGGGCCGGTTAAATTAGGATTGTTTCTTAAATTCTCAAGAGCAAAATCTAACTGCCCTATTTGCTTTTCAATATCTGAACTGCCGCCACTTGCCCTCCAGTCTATATATTCAGGAGCATATTTTTTATCTATTTCTTTTTGCCCAATTGTTGCAGCAGATGGTTGACCACCTACATTGACATTAACCGCACTAGCTCTTTTCCCAGCCAATTGATTTTGGGCAAAATCAGGATTTTCAACCCCGTATTGATAGTTCTGAATAGCAGTTGTTAACTTAGGGTCTTCTGGTGGTTGAGTTGCGAGTTGATATTCTTCTTGCGCCAGTTTAAATGCTTGATCCATAGGCAAACCAGATTGCAATTGAGCGAATGAATTGGGCGCAGATTGCTGCATCCATTGCATAGTTTGATTTTGTTGCTCTTGAGCCTGTGTGATTTTATCTTGTCGCGCCTGCTCTTCTTCTATACGCAATTCATTGGCAGATGCTATTTGCCTATCTTGTTCGCCCCCTTGAATAGCACCACCAGTTGCGCCTTTTGCAAATTCTGACAAGTTTTTAGCACCGATCATACCATATCCAATATTAGAAAGCGCGTTGCGGTTACTACCAACAAATTGTGTAAATGGATTATCCCAACCCATTGCTTTTGCTATGCCCATATTAAAACTCCTATAAAAATTGACTGCCAACGCCTATTGCAGTTCCTAAAATATCAAAGAAAGGATTTGGTTGTTCTTGCCCACCAGTTGCGCCTTGTAAACCACCTTGAAATAAGCCCAGTGTCCTAGCCAAATTAGTGTAATTAGCATCTTCTGTGCGTCTAAATAAATCTTGTTCACCAAGTAATTGCGCTTGCCTATCAGCATCTTGCATTTGCCCAACTTGCAATTGTGTTTGACCCGGCATCATTCCAGCTTTATATAAAGCTGGCAAATTAGCCATTGAACGTTCTCGCATAGCTTGGTCTGATAATCTAGCGCCCTCTTGCCTTGCAATATCTCTTTCTTGCATGCCAATATCATCTCTATAATTCTGATAATCCATGCCAGCAATAGCACGCCCAACGCCTTGTCCTATATTTTGACGATGCTTATCCGAGCCATAAGTGCCTGACGATAAAAACGGGCTGTTAGTTGCTGTTATTGTATCATCAATCGCACCCTGCCTTAGCGTTTCATATCCACGCCTTGCTTGTGGATTAACAGTTAGCCCATAACCACGCTGTGGTGCGCCACCGCTCGCCACGCCACTGGTATAGTCGATAGCCCCTTGAACTCCTGACTGAAATGCGGGATTGTTAGAAGCGTCTAACATGGATTGAAAGCCGCCTTGCGTATTAACTCCTTGACCAGCATATAAAGATTTATCAAAGGGTTTGTAGCCGCCCTCAAACATTGATTGCACACCAGAGCCTAGAGCATTTTGGAAATTTTCTTTGTTAAACTTTGTGCGATTGCTTGCAGAGCCTTCGTTTGTGCCGCCCATATTACAATACCTTTCTCATTTCGTTATTATTGCCACCAGTTGGTTTGTAATCGCTCAATATTCTTGACCAATCTCTGCCATAAATTCTTATTTCTTTGGCCCCACCGTCTTTAGCGGCTTGCTCTATCCTTTTGATGCCTTTTTTTACAAGCCTAATGATACCTTTGCCAATTGAGCCAGCAACATAATTTAAGTAACATTTCTTGCCCCCAACCATGATAACATATAAAAAGCTATCACCATCAGTTATCTTAATCACGTCCATAATTCCTTTTTGTATTGTAGCAAGAACGTCATTAGCATTAGACCCAGCCACTTCAAAACTAGGTTGCATAATTTTGCTAATTACGCTCCAGTCCGCAATCACATCTTCTTTTGTTAAAAATTCAAACTGCATCACGATAAGTAGTTCTAAAATGAGGAACAATAACCTGCAAATCTGTTGCACCAGTTACTCGCAATGACCAGCCATTAAGTAAAGGAAGCACAACACTAATAACATTAGAAGTATTTGAAACTATGCTTTCACTTTTCATTAAATAAAAAGCATTTATACCGTCATAAATATCAACGGTTGTTACAATAGCCGCGCCAGTTGAGTTAAACAACCTTATTTCATTGATTGTAAGCCCACCATTGTCACCTGATAGAATTTCAGTAGCAGTGCCATCTGTTAAAGCTTTAGCCTCTAATATTAGCCCTATGTCGCTTCGTCTATATGCTGTCACCTTTTGCCGCCTCCTGAGCTTTCTATATGGTCAATGCCTCTTGCATTATTCCAAGTAGCTCCTTCTGCATGCTTTTGTCTAAATGTTATATTTTTGCCTCTACCTCGAACTGGGCATCTGCCACTTGGTTGCACCGCTATATCGCTCCCAAATGCTGGGTCTGTTGATATAATATCGGTCTTTCCAATAGCTAAAGTAACTCCGCTATCATCAGTTAACGGAGTAGCAGAATTAACCAGAGTTGAAATCCCCATATTTTGTAATGCAGTATCAATAGTCGCTGCTCTATTTTGACCGCTAAAAAACGCTATTTTTTTATCAGCCTTAAAAGCCCCAAGAGATAAAGCCTCGCCCTGCCAAAATCGATCATCAAAGCTATAAGGTATCGTTTCCATTGTGCCGAAGCTATCAATATTATCCATCGTATAGCCTGAGCTTGCTACTCTTGTTAAAGATGTAAGCGTTTCAGTAAATTTAGACCACTCACCTAAAACCCAATGATAAACCCAAACAGTGCCGCCATAATACCACATAACTAATTTGCGATAAGGGTCAATCCCAACATCAACATTTTCCAATTCACCTTCTGTGACGGTTGCTAAAAATGTTTCATCAATCTTTTCATCGCCAATAGGTTTTGTAGTAGCGCCATCAGTAACAAAAAACCCTTTAGTGTCTAAGAAATAAGCCAACCCATTAAATGAAGTCACAGACCTGCGCCCAACCGAACCAATGCCACCTGATATTTTAGAAACTGATATTGTGCCGCCATTTGACGAAAAAATATTAACTGCGCTACGCTGGAAAACAACCGACCTGCCATTGCCTAAATACCGACCTGTTACTAATGCCTTGCCACTTTCTAAACTATCGCCGTTCGCTTCTCTAGTCGTCCAATTAGTGTGATCGCCTAAAGCGCAATTTTGCCAACGCATATTATCGCCATCGCAAGCTAACGCAATAATCATTTCATTAGCTGCAAATATCTCTCTAGCCTTTGGCGCGGTTGTTACATTACCAACCGCCGTGCTAGTTTCGACATTATAAGACCAAACACCATTATTTATATTAGTTGTTAGCAAAAATTGCCCGTAATGAGTAAAAACCCAATCATCACTACCATGAGCAGTTAATCCACTACCAACAGTTACAGGTGCAAAAGTAGCGTCCATTTCAACAATAGAGGTTGATTGCCCAACGAATAAACGATTTGTTCCAGTCTTAGTAACAATGCTAGCGTTACCTTTTGGGTCTTCGCTTAATGCAATGGCATCTGTTGGTGTAGTTAATTTTGGAAATGGCGCATAAGCAACCCCAACTTGACCGTCTATTGTAGGAATTACCCCATCAACATTTCTAGTAATGCCCATAACCGTTTTAGGCTGGTCTGGTCTATATGCTCCAAATGGTATCAATATCCTGTCGCCCTGTTAATTGTCTGAACATTGCCATATGTTGCCAAATCACTAATATTTTTTAATTGCTTCATTACACCAGCCGCCAAGGTATAATATTTTTGCGTTGCAGTATCGTTACCGGTAAATGCTGCACCCTCTGCTAATGCCATATATAAATATAAATCAGGTGCTAAATCTATTAGCCAATTTGTTGTATTAGTATCATCTAATGGCGTTAGTTTAGCGTAATATGCAATCTCTAGTTTTGCTCCAGAAGCAACAGGAGAAACTTTAATTGTCGTTCCTAGCACCGAATAAAAGAAAGGAATGCCGCTTGATGATGCTGGATTAAGTTCTATTAACCTAGCCCAGCTTGTGCTTTTCAATAATACCTTAGGGCTGTTATTCCAGTAAATTGCACTAGCGCTAATAAAATCAGTTGGTAGAGTTGCCTCTCCATTAGCATCAGTTGTTAATGTAGTTGTTTTAAGCATTTCATGATGGCGTAATTCACGGTTAAGTTTAGCTTCGGCTAAATCAATAAAAGTATCAACCTCGCCAGTATAAGCCGTGTCACCAGCTCTTTCTACCCATGAAGTTATAGCGCCTTTAAGCCCTGAATAATCAGTAAAAGCCATTATAAATTCCCCTCAAAGGTTCTTAGTTTTCCATTGTCAGCGTCATTCAAGAACTTATGAACAAACTTACTATCACCACATAAATGCGCTTCGCTTAATCCTTTATCATGCCACAAGCCAACAGGAACACGAGCCACAATCTGACCATTACCCCACCTTTTGCCAAAGTTTTGACTTCTGGCAGTTGCATTATGATTGAGCAAAGCATCAATATTATGCTGAATACGTCTGATTGTTATTTTCTTAGCATCATCGCTATGCAACCACCATTCGGAAATACGCTCAAGAGGGTCATAGCTTATGCACTGCCAATCTCCGTCCCAATCATCAGGCTGTGGAGGGTGTTTAAATTTAGAATTCACCTGTCGCAAGCCCTTTTTTAATCATATTTTTTGCTGTATTTTCTGTAACTTCAACTATTGAATTTTTTAATAGTTTTTTATTTTCTTCAATTTGATAATTGCGAAGCATTTTTACAACAGCAACTTTCTCTTTGTTTGGTTGTGTTTTCTTATCCATTTTCTTAGCAACTTTCTCTTTGTTTGGTTAAAGAGGGCAGACTAAGCCGCCCTCTTAGTTTATTTAAGATAAATCAGCAGCAACGCCATGAGCCGCTTCATTATCAACTTGTAATGTCCATTCATGCAAAACAGCATATTTCTGTGCATCACCTGTTTTAGCTGGTTTATCAACCTGCAATTTACGAAGCATTGAAACTGAAGCATAATCAGGGTCAATAAAATAGCCATCGCGTGCACGTTGGAACCTATTTGCTTGCACTGCTACATCACCAAAATCAGAAACATAAACATCAACACCGCCAACAATAGAAGTTTTACCGTTGCCAGTAACATTGGTTCTAAGTTGAGCAACATTGCTATCAGACATAAATCCTGAAAATGTTTGCTTTTGAGCTGATCCAACTGAAAGCATTTTGATTTCAGCGCCATTGTCATAACATGACTTTAACACTGTATCCATAATGGTTTTAGTAAATGCTCGCTGTGTGCCATCTGTTGCAGCCGCCACAATGCCACTAGAAAACCCACCATCAGCACCACTAGTGCCGAGATCAGTGTTAGTGTCTATCCATGCGCGCAGTCCACCAGACTGGCGAGCTGTGGTATCATCGCCTGCTACTGAAGCATTGTTCGAGCCAATAGCCGCTTCCATGTCACGTTTAAGCTCTTTAGATGCTTTAGCAGCCTGATAGCCTAACTCTGACTTGCGCCCTGCTTTGGCAACAGCTTCTTGCGTGCCTGAAACAATCAAGGTTTTACGCCCGATTTGGCAATAGTTACCAACGCGAGTTGTCGCAGAAGGAGCTGAATAGCTATATTCATCGCCCTCGATTTGAGCATTGCTAGAACTAGCAGCAGATAGACTATCTGTCTGCCACTCATGAAATTTACCATTAGCTTTTGATTTGCCAATAGTTGTTTGAATTGGGCAGTCAATAGGAGAAATATCGAAAATCTTATCGATCAAATCCTCTTTATTGCCTACCGCGTCATAGGAACTAAATGTTCCGCTTACTTGTGCCATAATTTACACCTTTATTTTAAGAGTTTACTGAGAATGTCGCCTACATCTTCGGGACGACCTGATTTTTGCGCACTCTTTAACCTGTTATCAAACTGCTTAATTGCACCAGACTGTGAACCTTTACGCCTTCCACCTTTAATAAATGGAGGTCGTTTAGGTTGTGTTTTTGCTTTCGCCTTGCCAGCTTGTCGCGTTCTTTCAGCGTTTTCTAGCGTGTTGAGGCGGTCAAGCAATTTAATCACTCTAACATCAGTAGCAAATTGGCTTATCTCGTCTTGAGCAAAGCCAGCATCGATCATGATTTTATCAGCACGTTCCGCAAATTCTTGAGCAACTTTTCTATCCGCTAAATGCGGGAGTTCCTCTAATATCTGCTTTTGTGCCTGTAATTGTTTATCTCGTGTTTCTTGAGCATTGGCTTCGTAAATCCTCTGATTATCTCCATCAATAGCTTGCGCGATTTGATAATAATCTTGACTATATTTATCAAATTGTGCTTTTGCCCTTTGATAACCTAAAGGGTCAGTATCAAGCAAAGATATATCAGGTTCAGGAGGGGCCATGCGTTCCATAACCTGTAAAGCCATTTCTTTTTCAGATTTAGCTTGTTCAGCGTGCTGGATTAAACGCTCCGTCCATTCATTAACCTCTTTTCGTTTTGAGGATAATTCCTGTTTTGATTGCGTGTAATCCTTTTCGCGGAAATAAGATTTAGACAGCTCTGAAACATTAACTTCACTACCATCTGAAAGTTTAACTTTCATTTCATCGGTTGCAAAATATTCATCAGGCTGCTGTTCTTCATCTTGTTCTGCGTCCGTTTCTTCCTGTTGGTCGCCTTCGTCCTCTTCGGGATTAGGTTCAGCAGCTTCTTCGGTTTCGTTTTCAGTCTCAACTTCTTCTTTCTGATTTTGGTCGCCCTCTTTAGGCTCATCATCAGAAACAAACATCGATCCTAATGCCTCGGCTTCGTTTTCACTAATACCGTGACTTTCACTAACATTCTCATTAGAGGTCATGTTGCGTTCTTCTTTCTATGTTATAGACAGGTCAGTTTATACAACTTCTGTCTTTTGGTGTTTTGCCCTTTCGCTAGCTACTGCTACCTTTAAGGACGTTTGGAAATTATCAACGCACTGGACAATGGATTGCAATCTAGCAACCTCATTGGCATCTGTGCTGTCTGTTCTAAGAGCGAGTTCTTCCATTGCGCCAAGACGCATTTTTTTAATAACGAGTTTAACAACATCGCTATCTAAAAGCCTTTCAGCCTCCACAAAATCATTTTTTTGCATTAAGTGCCTCTAATATTCATATCTGAACCAGTCATTTGCCCAGTCATAATTAGTTTTTGTTGAGCTAACTCCGCCTCGAGCTGCATTTCTTGTTGTTTCAATGCAAAATCTGCTTGCATTTTTTCTTTTTCAAGAACTATATCAGCCATCATTTTTTCACGTTTAAGAGTAATCTCTGGATCTTCTTGAGGAGGTTGTGAAGCTTTCTCAGCCAATTTTGCTTTCATCTCTTTAATATTATCTTCATCAATATCAGGGTAATATTGCTCTGGAATAGAAACGCCAGTAACTTCCGCAGTCTTTTTCATCACATCAATGACTTTAGGAAGCATATCAAGCGCTTGTTCTGCCATGCCTGTTTGTTCAAACTTATCAGCTAGCATAACTTGATGTTGCATAATATTATTAAGCGCCAGTGCGTCTTTTTCACGAGTTCCAGAACCTAAGCCAACATTAACCGATACACCCATATCAGTTTGCCATTCGCTAGGGTTAACCGTTAATGACTGCCCACTAGCTCTAACAGCAATGCCTTCTTTTTGTTTGCTTTTAAGTAGCTTTAGAATGCCTGTGAATAATCTCTCAAAGCCAGTTTTAGCGAAGTTCCTACATACAAGCTCAATGCGACTATAAGCCATGCTTTGAGAAGCATTAACAGCCGTAGCAGTTTGGTTTTGGAGTGTGTCAGGATTAGTTGCGGAACTATTTCTATCAACACCAGTTGCACGAATTACCAAATCATCAACATATTGGATAATCGGGAATGATTGCCCTGCTGTAAATGGCACAACTTGCGATTGAATAGGCGATGATCCTGCTTTTTTCCAAATAATGCCGCCAAGCTCACCGGAAACTAACACATCAGGGTTTTCTACCGAACCAAGATCAACCTCTCGTTGTGGAGCATTGGTTAAATATAGATTGTCCATGACTTCACGTAATAACGTTGAACCAAGGCGTTCTAATGGAATGGTTTTTTCAGCTACCGAAGCACCACGCCATCTGTGCGCAACACGTTCAGGAACAAAATCAGCAAAAGGAAAGTCATCTTCTTCTAGTGTTTCCCAGTGGAGTAATGCTTTGCCACCGATGCAAACTCTAACGGTTTCGGCTTCACCATCATCATCAACATCAACCTGCATAAAGCATTCGTGATATTCAACAACTTCCATTGCTTTATTCGCTGTATCATCAACATCGCTAGAACCACGAGCATCATTTATTTCATCTTGAGTTGAGCCAGCAATGGGTAAATCATAAACTTTCGCCTTGCTATATCCCATTGCGACTAAATCAGAACGAGTTATTTCTTCTCTATGAGCAACAAATCTTGCAGTCTCAATGCTGGTAGCCGCACTATCGATTAGAAAATTTTCTGGCTTAATAGCCGTTATTTTAATGCGTCCGTTGCTCTTAACAGTTTGACACTTGACATCATGTAAGCCGTCTTTTTCGCTATGAGTGGTGATTTCGATATCATCACTGCCCATAAGTTCAAAATATTGGTCGTCTGAAATGTCGGTTAGTTCTTCGTGTTCGCATTCTTTCGTATCATCATACCAATACTTAACAATCCCATTGCCACCAAGCAAAGCGTCTAGTGTAGCGTCCCAGATAATCTGATAGCCATTATTATTCTTTAGGAAAATATGATTAACTAATAATGTAGCTTCTTTGGCTTCCTTTTGCTCTCGTTTTAAAGCCGCGTTTTTAATTTCTTCTTCGTTTACTTCTTCAACGCCATCAAAGTCCTCTGGCTTAGGCATAGCTTGTAATACGCCTTCTGCCCTTACTTCGCAAACTTTATCGCTAGACATAAACACACGCATAATTTGAGGCATCATATAATTAACCGTATCAGCAGTGTAACGAGTAAGAACCTTAGATTTATGGTCAGCAACATTCAAATCATCAGGCTCACCATTATAATATCTTAAAGCGCGCTCACGATCTGGTGCCAAATCTTCTTCGCTGTATTTCTTAGCCGCCTCTATCTCAAGCAAAGCTAGTTTTTTAATTTCTTCGCCTTGCATTAAACAACCCTTCTTTTAATAACTTGTGGTAATATTTTTGATTTATCTCTTGGCATTTCATAGGCAACGCAAGCCAGCCCTGCAGCATCTGCACAATGGCTAGACCAGTCATGATTAGGACCTAAGTCCACATTATTCTTTTCGTTCTTCTTGGCATGATACCAACCGAGCGTTTCAATCCCTGCTTTTGTTTTTGGCTCATTGAACCACATATTAGGTGCTAATCGTCTAAACACCTCAACACGTTTCATTGCTGCTCCCTTGCCCTGGCTCTTAACTATCTGAACATCAAACCCAGCGCTTCTTAAAGCAGTTTCATAGGTTACATCATAAACTTTATCATGGTTAACGCCATCATGAGGCAAAATACAAAGAGCGTCTTTATATCCGTTAGCCCTCAACCAATTAACATGAGTTGCTAAAGGCTGCCCTTGAGCTTCATAATAATCTAGCCATCTTATTTGAGTGCCAACTATCTGATAAATCCAAATAACACAATTATCAGCATTTTGACCTGTTCCGCCAATATCCCAAGCAGCTCTAATCTGCATAAGCGGGTCAGCCGCAACATTCCCTATTCTGCCCTCTGACCGCATTACTTGTAATTGCTTAGCGTAATAAGCTCCTGAAAGGATGGTAGCGAAACCACCCTCCCAAATATGATTATATTGTTCTGGTTTATTCTTTAAGCAATCTTGCCGCTCCTGCTCTAGGACATCAGTGAACCAAGGATTATCACGCCAATCTGTTTTGATTAAAACTGCGCCTGTTGGTAAAGCGTCAGGGTCAAACAAGGTTTCAATCGCATCATTTCTCCGCCTAGGGTTCCAGCTAGCCCATATTTCAGAATGCTTTACTCTAATTGTTGGGCGTAAAAGGTCTAATGAACTCTCCGCAATATTTTGAGCTTCCTCAATCCAAGCCCTGCCAAAGCCTTCAAGTGATTTAATGCTATCTTCAGTCTGACCTTGCATGCCTTGAAATATTATGACACCGTCTTTAGGAGTTTGTATTTCATTACTAAACACCTTAAACCCGTCAGCTTCGCCTAACCCCAACTTTACCAGCTTACCCTCAATCAATCTCTTAGCACTATCTCTTAAATCTTTTTGAACTTCCCTGATACAAACAGAGAGCAACCCCTCACCATAATCACCAGCATAGCGCAAACTATCCTCAACCAACAATTCAGCAAAGAAATGTGACTTGCCAGAACCGCGACCACCTTTAGCACCTTTATATCTAGCAGGTTCTAAAAGAGGCTTAAAAACTCTTGCTGTGTCAATCGTTAGGGCTGTCAACTATAACTCGCTCAATCTTATTGATTGTTATTCCACCCTTATGTTCTGTGACAATCTTATCAGAATATTCACCCTTCATCTTGCCAGCTTTCCACTTGCGAGCGTCTATTCTAACTCTAGCCTTTTGTGGGTCGTCTTCTGTATCAGCTATTTCAATAATTTCATCAGCAAAATGATCCGCTTGCTCTTCTCTCGCGCGCACGTATTTGTCATAAAATACATTATTTTCTCTGCGCCAAATATTCACTGTATTTCTACTTGGAATATCTTTTGAATTACAAATGCTCTTGAGGCTTTCACCATTAGCTATTCTTTGGCATATCTTATCGGCAAGCTTTTCTGTATATAGCAATGGTCTGCCTACATTTTTTTTAGGTTGTTTAGGTGTTAGGTTTTTCGCTGCCATTGTTTAACCTTATTGCAAAATCTCATAATTAACATCATCAGTGTAAGCAGTGCAACTCAATCTCAATCTTGAGCGTTGCTTACCACCATTAAGCGCATAAGTTCCTGTTGCCGTATAAACATCACCTGTTGCGATAAAGGCAGCTTTCTGGTCTGAATATTCTTCTAGCCGCACTGTCGCCGTTCCTGCAAACGATAGTCTTAACCTACCGCTTTGAGACACTTTTGTATCATCTGATTGCCCAGTTGCGCTGAATGTTCCAAGAACATTGCCATTTTGAGTTGCCATGCTAGTAACCTCTAATATCCATTTAATGAAAACGCAGTTTATGCGCATGATATACAAATAGACTAGTTTTAACCTTTTTGCAATCACAAATTAAAAAATAAACACAATTCATTAAGCGCGTTTATAATATTGTTTTTAATAATGGCTTCTTTATAGCCAGAACGTCTTTTTTTACCTGCCAGTTTGCTTAACGAATATTCCTTGATTATTACACTCTCGAGCAGATTAACATGCTTTCTGCCAAGCGCATCAATTATCTCTCGATATTTTCGCCTGGCACGCTCACCTCGTTCAATTTCTACATTGGCGCTTTTAAATGAACTATCAACATAGGGCCTTGAAAAATCACTTGCTCTAACCCCTCCGGTATCTCTCCCCTCATAAACGCTTTTAAATCGACTTGCCGCGCGGATTTGTGGTTCCGATAATTTATAGCCAGCTAATCCGCCAATTAAAGTTCTAAGACTAACAACAGCACTTATTTTGCCACTATGCAAACTAGATGGTCGCTTTTGACGCTGATGTGCTAATTCAGCCGTTGAAATGAGAGGATCGTCAACTTCACGAACAACGTGATTTTCCAAATTGCGCAATGCTATCTATTCCTTATTTAAAAACAAAACCTTGTGGCGCATGATATATTAACTTTGCGCCTTTTTCAACTATTACATTTTCACCTTTTGATTGTGCATATTTTAATGCTTCAAAGCAAGCGCTTGCGCAAACTTCGTTCGTCTTGACGATAAATGTTTTACCAGCGTTCCTGTCAATATGAGCCTCCCAAACTTGGACTATGCCGCCTAGCCCTGTCAAAACACAAATGTCATTCTTGCATACTGGCGGCATATATCGCTTATCTGTTAGCATAGTTCTAATTGAAACTTCTTGTGCAAAAACTGCTTTGCCTAGACTAGCCCAGAATAATAAACAGCTTAGAATTATTATCAACCATGTTTGGAGCTTGCTCATATTTAGCCCCCATTCGCTGTAAGTCTGGCTTGTGCTAGAGTTTCAAATTCAGCAAAGCTGGTATCGTTTACTGTGTCACCTGCTCTGTGATACTGCTCTAGCATTGCACCATTAACATTTTCAGTGTTTACACGCCCTGCACCAAGAAAATTAGCTGTAGTTGTTACTGGCAATGTTACTGCGCTATCAGTTACCGCCGCTTGCCCAACAATACTGGCTTTAAGGTAGTCTGCCCCCACTGAAAAAACAAAGGCTTGTAGCCCTATAACCCACGCCCCCAGATTTACATCGGCAGTTATTGAGCCCCCGCTTTTTACCTGTAGCCAAACATTGCCGCTATTATGATAAATCATGATTTTGTTATTGTCAGTTCCATCATTGAATTCAAACAATCTTATAGAGCCACTACCAGTATCTTGGATATCAACAACACAAGCAAAATCAATACCAGTGTCAAGTGCCAATCCTGATATTGCATCTCTTGCACCCGTCCGTAGTTTAGCTGCTCCTGAGGTTATAATAGGGGAAGTTGCAAATGCGCCCGCTTCAAATTGGCGATGTCCGATAGAAACAGTGACAGGAGAGGATAATGGAGCCGTATGCACAAAAATTGTGAAATATATATCACCACTTACAGGCACAGTATCCGAGATTGATATTTCTGTGGGTGTCGTGTAGTCGCTCGAGCTGTTAAAAACTTTCGACCAGCCGCCATAACTACCTGTTATATAAACCTGTAATCTCTCGCTGCCAGTCAGTACGCGCGATAATTTCAGCACATATGATGCCGTATATTCTATACCCGCCGATACAGGGAAGTTAGACCCTGTCGCACGTGAACCACCATATCCACTATCAGAATTTTCGTCAAAAGTAGCAGAAACGCCACGAATGCCATCAAATGTCACATCAGTGTCAACAATGGGGGGTGTTGTTCCACCTCCAGTCCAGCTGGGATCATTACCTGAATATCGGTTCAAATTAGTTGCACTTGCCGGAGCTCCTAACAATCCACTATTATTCCTCGCAGGAACATCTGCTCCAAATGTATCCAGTATTCCAGACTTATCGAAACTATTAATATCATCAGGGTGAATTGACGTAAATCCAGTTCCAGCCAAGCTTTTTTGCTGATTGTTCTTAACGTATTTGTTGTTCTGGAATTGCATTGCAAGGAAATTATTGCCAAAGTCAACGCCTAAATTCCCCCACCAATTACCAGCCACTCCACTAACAATAGGCTTAGATATTCTTGAAACTATGGATTTTGTTATCATTTTTCAGCCCTTAACCTAATATTAGCTTTTTGATGCAATAATCAAATCACATTACAACAGAAAATGGAAAAATACAATGATGAATTTGATTAAAGATTTATGCACATTAGCCGCTCTAGGTGGCTTTATGATTTCAATATATTTTTGGGCTGATATTCTGGTGGCGCTATGAGAGTCGAGGATATGAGCGACCAAGATTTCGCTTATTGGATTGTTCGGCTTAAAAATGAAGGGCGACTGAATGAGGCATATAAACTTATTGATGATTATTTAGGCTTAAAGAAAAGCGCAAAAAGTTCACTTTACAGTTGACAGGGCGAAATAAGTTCACTATATTAGAGCTATAGAAACACAAATGGAGATAGAGCATTAAATATTCACAGAAAATTTTAACTGAATTATTAGGCAAAGATATTTATCCAATTGGACACAAATTTATACCAAGAGCTAAGCACCCAAAAAAGACAACCGTTACAGATTATGCTATCACACTTAACTCGGCTGGCAAAATCATTGAATTCCGTTATGCAATAAGTCATGAATTTATGGGGCAAATCATTCACAATACTTGCGTGCATACAACTTTGAAATTAGCAGAAATGCGTGGAAAAGATAACAACTAAACTAGAGGATATAGAGAAATGAATGATTTTTATTTAATAGAATTCGCTGATGATTTCAGCGATAAAATGACAAAAGAACAAATCGTAGCCTCTAAGTTATTATTTGAGTATGTCGTCAAAATCATTTTAATGACATCAACCGATGATGAGCTGTCAGCGGCTGATGCTACCGAAGAGGTGGCTAAAGAGTGGTTGGCTTGCAATGCAGGCGAACTGTCTTGTTGCGATGATTTGGCAGACGCTAAAGGAATGACACCAGATATATTCTTGGAATATATTAGCGATGAAATTGAAGCAATTGTAATTGACGCTAATTATGATGAATACGCTGATAGAGCAGATTTTGAGAATGATTTGGAAAAGGAGAAATTTTAATGAATAGCGAACAAAGATTACAAACATTAAGAACGATTGATAAGGTTGACAAAATCGGGATTGATGGAGTGGTTGAATTACTTCAAAAGCCTGCTGATGAGTTTGGAGTAGATTTAATGGAATGTCAAGCAATACTGATCGGTGAATTTTGTGGGGCAAAAGGGGAGACTAATTCTGAAACAATCAGTAAACTACGAGACCAATTCGCTAGAATGGATATGGTTAGTAGTAGATTTAAGCTAATCGGACTTATGGAGGAAAACCACACACTTGATGTGTTCCTAGCGTTAAAGCCTAACAAAGATAACACTTGGAAAAATAGAGGCAGACCAGAAAATATAGCGTGGGCATTAGATGATATAATAAGTCTTTGTAAAAACAACATGGCAATTGAGGAGAGTGTGAAATGACCGCAACTGAATTTAAGGAATGGCAAAAACAGCTTGAATTGTCAAATATTGAAGCGGCTAAAATGTTAGAGGTTACTACAAGAGCAATTGTGAATTATCGCAAAAAAGGTGGCAGTAAAATGCTGGAACTAGCTTGTAAACAGCTAGAAGGCGAGTTTGATTACGTCTCTGGTCTTTGGAGAGGCAATTAATCTTGGAATGCCGCCCCCAGCCTTTATGCTTAGAAATAAAGGGGGGAGCGGTCTTGACGTCACACCCATAATTATGCAACAAATTTCTTATACTAGAAACCACCCCACTTTACAACATATAAATATTCTTATGTTAGAAACTGCAAAATAACTGACCAGAGGCAAAACCGCCACAGTAAGCCTCTGGTGCTAAATTCTAACACATCTCAATAAGGCGTGTTAGAGAAACATCTTCATACAACACCTTTGTGTTCATTGCAATACCATTTACCCAAATTCTCTCTAGCCCTATTAATATTCTTCAACTCTTTTTGCCTAAGAGCTTCTCTCAAATTTACACCAAACCCAAAGCTTGCATTAGGGCTTTGGCACACCTCACATTTTTTGTGCAATCGTCCTTTAATTAGAGCCGCTGGCATTAAGACTTTTTCACCTTAAATTCACCACCATTATAACTCTCTGCGCAGGTCTTTGAGCAAAATGTTAAAAGTAAATCTGTATTTTCTTCACTATCTCTAATCGAACCATACCAATACCACCCACTAGCCCAAGGCTGATTATGCGTATTGCAGTAAAGCCAATCACAGTTATATAAGTTTACACCACTTTGCGTAATTCCTTTAACAATTGTCATTATAAAACCTCTTTCAATGAGGTCTTTAATATCTCAATTATAGTTTCATTAACCTCGTTTTTGACGTTTACTACTTTGAGTTTTTCGATTTTATCAGTCATTATTCCACCTCTGGAGCTGATGGAAGTGGTTGCCAATGAGTTGCTCCATCATAAGTAGCAACACCATCACAGCAATCAGCGGTGCGCCATGCCATTTTGCCGTTTGGGAATGACTGTTTTTTCCATGAAACCACGCCCATATCGCCCTTTGCTTTATAAAAACCTTCATTAGTTCCATTATAAACTAAAATCTCTGTTCCTTCTTTAGGCGCTGTTGCGATAGGTTGCCATTCATGAGCTTCTAGTGCTTCGGCTATTTCAAAAAGAAAACTGCGGTTTGGTGCATTTTTAGCAGCGCTTCTAATCCTTTTAATTAAATCTTTGTTACTCATCTCTATTCTCCTTGTATTTTTTCAACAGATCTCTCATATAATCTTTTGAAAATAACTGTTTCTCTTTTTTCTTGCGCTAGATTAACCTGCAAATCTGAAATTTGTTTTCTAAAAATATCAGTATCCCGCCCGAATTTTGCACTATTTCTTAAAATTGAAGTGACAAAATCCCAATTAGGGTGGCTCTTTTGTTCTTTCTTAGGCGCTCGCTTTACCACTTTTAACAAACCATTATATTCAATTAACCCTGCCCATTCTGGTATTTCTGATTTATCAATCAAACCAACAGGCATGACGAAATAAAATTTGTCACAAAAAGAAAGCGCCTGCGTTTGTTTTTCTAAGCTGTCTTTTTTGAAATCCTGTTTGCTTACTTTTATCTCATAAGAAACTGCATTAAATCCAGTGCTAGCGTGAGGTTTCATTGTCCAAAAATCAACCCTGCTAGAGCCACTATTTAGTCTAAGCTCTTCAACCCATATCAAATCACTTTCTTTAGCGCGCTTAATTAGAGCTTCTACAATGTCACTAGCTTTACACTTCATCATTCATTCTCCTATATTTCCATTGATAGCTGAAATGCAGCAGGTGGTTTGTTTAATTTCATTTCGTTCAAATTATGCGTTATTACTTCAATGTTCCACCCGTTACCTGTCATGCGATATTTTTGCGCATTGCTTATCCCATCAACATCTAAACAATTATCAGTGAAGCTTTGCAATCTCAAGCATTCTATTGGCGTTAGCTTTCTTATATAGCCCTCAATTAAAACACCATGCTTATCTTGAGCGGTTAACGTGTAAAACTTCTTACAATCACTAAATCTTTTCGGTTTCATTTCTTCTTTTGCACGCACAAAGTCAAAAAATAGCTTTGATTGTGGATCGTCAAAATTTAATCCTTTGCCAGCCCTAGAAAAGCCTGTGCATGGTGAACCGCCTATTAACAAATCAACATCTTTGAATTGTGTGAAGTCAAAATCAACAACCGAACCATGATGAATTATTCCAGGGTGATTGTGTTTTGCTACTTTTATAGCGTATGGGTCTATCTCAAAAGCATGATATTCTGACACTGGAATATTAGCCATTTTCAATGCTTGCATGCCCCCAGCCATTCCGTCAAAAAGTGATATTACCTTTAAGCCTTTCATAATTTTAACTTTAGCTTCGATTGATTGTTCTCTTCTTCAAGTTGCGCGCAAGAAATACATAATATAAACCTTTCTGTCTCGCTCATAAAGCCAACCTTAATATCTCTATTAACAACAACAATATCATTTTCTTGCGTAATTGTTTTTTGACAATCAGAACAACTAAAATTGCCAGCCTCTATGTTTTCTTTAACGCTTCCCATTTTCTCTATCTCCTTTGTTTTATTGTTTTATGTTCTGACTTGGGGTTGGGCGATTTTCCATTTTCCATCAACTTTAATTTCGGTTCTAATTTTCTTCATTTCTTTATCAACTGCTTCATCAACGCCAACGAATTTGCCCATGAGCCTAGCAGTTTCTATTTTGTGCCAAGCAAGAAATTCTTTAGTCTTTGCCATTTTCCCGAAAGCTTGAGCCTTGTTTTTATGCTGACTTCTACTCTCTTCACATTTTCCAACCGCTCCTGATAAGATATGAGTGCATCTAACCGCGCTGTCTGTTTTGTTTCTATGTTGCCCGCCAGCGCCAGAACCACGATAATAATCAAATCTGCAATCTTTAGCAGTTATTGAAAATAATAATCTCTTTTTGCTCATCTTATAATTTCCTTAGATTTAATTTAGCTTGATTTGCAATTTCTGTTGTGCTTGAAATTCCTCTCCACTAACCTCAATATGTGCCGCTATTTGGCGTAAAACATCAGCTAATAACTCACAACTTTCATTGCCTTTTTTTTGATGCCAAATTTCAACAGGAACAACACCCATTAAGCCCTTTAAAAAGGTTCTAGCCTCACTAGGTCTTTCTTTTTCTCTGTGACCGCAATTAACCTCATATGGATTGATTGCTTCGATAAAAGCCTTTGCATGATTTCTTGTTACTATTATTGATTTAGGCTCTAACTTAGCGGTTTCTATTGCATTAGCAAACCATGTTAGTAAAATTTCATCATCAATATTAAATGAATGTTTTATGCTATACTGAACAAGAGCGTCAGCCCATTTGCTCGCATCAGTGCCTAATTCTCCAGCTAATTTATGTTCTGGTATTTTTGTATAATCCGTCATTTTATTTCTCCTTAATTCCATAGTTATCAAAAAGACGTGTTAGTAAACACACTCACTAACACAAGATTTATACCATTCACCTCGCACTTTATGTTTTTTAAACTTTCTGTGTAAGGCTTTCTCAATAAGTAAAGCATGAGAAGAAGTATTTGCTTTTATAATTTTAATAATCTTTAATTTATAAGGAGAGCCAACTTGCAAGCTCGCAACCCTACGTTCAACATTATTAGCTTTCCCAATTTTTATAAACCCATCATCATTAACCTGCTTCACAATATAAATGAATGATGATGAATTCTTAACTTTCATGCCAGTTTTATTAGAAGCTAATATACCCTCTCTAACCATTCTTTTTTTAACAATGCTATCAGCTATCAATCCAGTCATAGGGCTTGAAAACATACGGTTCTCATCAATAAGAATTTTATTTGCTAAAGCTACTTGTGATAAAGCCCTTTCACCTAAACCCATTAAAAGTTGAAGCTTCTCAATATCCTCTTTAGTAACACCCATAAAAAGCTTTTGCTCTTTTAAGTTTTTTATTCGTTTTCTTAATCTATTTAATTTCATTTTTTCATCTTTCTTCATATATAAAACAAGGCAGTATAGGGGTAATAGGAAGCCCTACGCTAAATTCATTAAATTGCTTTACGCCTGATTATACAATATCAATTCTTATCGATCACAATGAAATCTGGAGAAGCCCTCCAACCAATTTCTAAGACGTGCCTACGCCTAATAGTAACATTACCCACTAATCATCGTTTATCACAAAAGAAGCTGCCGCTCCTTATTTCGTCACCCACTGCCTATGTTGCGCTTCACGCCCCATATTTTTAAGGTGTAATTGATATTATATATAGTCTTTGTAGTTAGAAAAGAATTGTCCTTGCCTTTGTTGAAGTCATAAAACACTTTGAAAGTTGTCCTTGCCTCCGCAGTTAGCCATATTGACTTCTAAATTTAAGCAACATATTCTATTTCTTTAATCAATGTTTTTTGGCAATAGAAAAACAAACAAAACTGGCTAGACATCATTTGGGGTATTGACGTTAAGCGAGAGCCTGTTATAAGGTTGGCTTAACAATTACAAACGGGTGTCAATGAACGTCTGTAATTTAGAGGCGGTGATTTTCAAAAGGGATCATCGCCTTAACTTTTATAATACAATAAGCTCTAAAGATAAAGGGTAAAATATTCTAAATAATCGGCGTATATGGAATAGATTTCTAATAGTCTTTAGTTTTATTATTTAATTAACTTCATTTCTAAAGAACTACTTATATAAAATGAAATACTATAAGTTTTTGAATTTAACCAAATTTCCATGCGCATCATAAACTGGCACATCTTTTGATTGAAGCTCCCAGCTAATACGAACCCCGTACCTATCTGCCTTTTCTTTTAATTTTATAAGGTCAGATAATATTTTATCTTCTTTTTCTTGTGGTGATAGTAAGTAAGCAAACATGTTAAAAATCTTTCATTACTAAATGACACATAAAATCACATGATGGTTGGATCGGGTTAGTCGTAGGATATTGTGCTGGTATTTCATCAATGAAATATCTTTCGATTTCACCAGTTAAGTTCATTCGGCACAATCTAACATTTAGCTTTCTTGAAAGCTTAACCATGCGTTTAAATTCTTCTGGGTGTGTTTCCCTTATTAAAGCCCAATAATTGGCTGATGTTGCTTTCACACACGGTATGCAGTTGTTATTTTTATACCCTAAATTATACATTGTTGGGGTTTTAATCTCTGCTGTTTGCAACATCGCCAAACATGCGGCTTTAGTTATGCCAGCTTCAATCAAAGGAAATTTGACGTTTAATTCAAAATAATTTTCCTTAAATCTCTTAGCCCTATTTACATCAGCTTTATCTGCAGTATACCCAAAAATATGGGTATCGGTTGGTCTTTGAAATTTTAAGCGAGGCTTAACTTTCATTTCTGTTGTGCATCTTGCACCATTATTGCCAGCAAGGTATCTAACCTTATTCCAACAATCCCACAAATCTGTGTATTTATCTGATTTTATTGATTTAATTGGTTTATTATACCACCTGACACAATCTGCCATAAAATGTTTATTATCTTCATGCTCTGCACCTGTTTCACAATAAGCAATAACATCAATCTCACCAATTAGCATTTTTGTAGCTATTGCTGATGCCGCACCACAAGAAAACCAAGATATTACCCTACTCATAAGAGAAGCCCCTTGCAATTATTCTGATAATGCTTTATTGTTTTTTTAGTCATTCTAGCACCTCTAATGCTGTTTGATTTGAGCGGTTAAGTTGTCACAAACTTCCCGCTCGCTCTTTATAAACTAGTTTTATTGTTTAATCAATTATTAAATATGCTTCAATATTTTCCTAAGTTTAATTTAGCTTGATTTACAATTTCAGTTTTAAATGACCAATCGTTATTTGATGTCGGAGCCTTACGTTTTAATATTTTCTCACATTCAACCCAAATCGCATTATCTCGATCTCTATCAAGCTTTGTCATTGAAATAACATTGCCTCGCTCACTAGTCGGTTTTTACTCATTAACGCCACCATGATTTTTATGAAATCCGTATTTAATATTTGCTTTTTTACGTGCGCTAACCGCTTCTTCAAAACCTTGAAACCTACCAAGATGTTTACTTTTTCCATCTACCATAATTTGCGCTTGCCATTTATTACGTGGAACATCAAAACAAACCCCATTAAAACCTGATGTGTTATTCTTACTTAGTTGGCAGTTCATACCATTTTCTTGGTTTGAGCATTCGCTTAAATTATCAAATCTGTTATCGCTTCGCTTTTGATTTGTATGGTCGACTTGGTCTTTTGGAAAACTGCCTGTCATATATAAAAATGCTAAACGATGCGCTAGATAATCAGTGCCGTTTATACCAATTCTGATATAATCAATATTATTAGGTCTCCCAGCGATAGATCCAACCTTACGACCTCCTGCACTGATTTTTCGGGTGAAAATCCCAGTTTTAGGATTATAATGCAAAATAGATTTTAGCTCTTCTTGAGTTAAATTATTTATCTTGCTTTTATCTGTGGGTTGGTTTAATTTGTTTTTAGTCACTTGGAACCTCAGTTTCCTTTTGATGGGGCATGTAGAGAATTAGTAGTTCTCCCTGCCCTTTTCATCACCTTTATTATTTAATCAACAAATAAACTTCTTGCTGGGCTATTCAAATATCTCTTTTTTCGATGGTATTTCTGTTACTTTAATGCTCATTTTGTTTCTCCGTTGTTTCCTATCAAATCTAAATGGTGCGGTTCTGGCTTCTTAGGTTTATATTTGCCGTAAATATCCCACGTATGGTGAATCCAATCATTAAATCCAGTTAGGAAAATTGCGCCCCAAATAACATCATTACAAATTTCATGAAGCCTTACTTTTTGCCCATCACGTGTTTTATATTCTAAATGAATGTTTATTTTACTACTCATAATATCACCTCATTCTTATTTTCATTGTATAATTTTATAGTTGAAGCTATCGCCCAGCATGCCCACTTAAATCCAAACGATGGTTGCGTGAATTTGCCATAATCCCAAAACTCTGATAAAAGATTTTCATTGTTCCATTGTTTATTATAATGTGACCAATTATAAACATCATATTGCTTTTCGCAGGCTGCGTTATCTGTATCTAAAGCCAACAGCATGATTGTAGCGCCTGCTACAATCCCAACCGAGAACCCAAATGCAGAAAACATAACCTCCTCCTCAATCATTTTCCTGCCCTCGCTTCCAAAGCCTCATTAATCAAAATCGAAAGCAATTCCGCCTTTGAACCTCGTTTTTCAGATGCCAGCAAATCGTTTATTTGGTCAAAATCTTTTTGCGACACTCTCAATGAAGTAGATATTTTTTTAGTATTAGCCATTATTAAACCTTTCTATGTTAGAAATAACCCCTAACATCTTAGTGTAAATAAGTCAATGCAGTTTTTTAAGTTTCTGGCTTGACATTGCTTTTGCTTTGCTTTAGGTTTGGTTTATTAAATGGAGATAGAAGAATGAATGATTTTGTTAAAAAAATAGTAATTACGACTAATCCAGAAGGTGGAATGGCGAAAGTTCCATTCTATTATAATTCAAATAATGATTATATTACTAATTGTGAAATAGTGGCTAATTTATTAAGTGAATTGCTAATAACCCCAGAATTAGCGCAAGCAAAAGATAAGGCTTGCTCAATAGGGTTTAGCAAATCACGCAACAAGTGGCTAGGCTGGTGGTCTGATGCTTTGCACTATAAATGGTTTGATGCCAGAAAAGATGCGGCTAATTTCACCAATAGTGAAAATGGGTTTTATAGGAAATTTGCATAATTAAAAACGAAATAAGGAGATGTGATAATGATTAAATTAGTGACTATAGATAGCACAAAAACTACTAAAACACCATATCCAAAGCTAATAATAGATAGTAGCGGAACAATCGTCTTAATGATAAGGCATGGATATGGAACAGCGCTGACACATAACAACTGCGGTTTGGCTGGTGAATATTCAGACGATTGGGATATGAGCGAATTTAAAGACTTTAACGGTTTAATTATTCTAAGCAATGAGAGTGAATAAGTGCCAGACATCTCAAATATAGCTATCAGATAAACAATGGAGAATGAATGATGAACGATAAAAGAATAAGTTCAGTAGCTTCTACTAAAAAGATAACAGAGGTTATTGCAAGTGAATTTAACAATCCTGCCATTGACAAATATGAAATAACTGTTGCTACCATTGCTATAGTCTTGCTTGCTTTTAGTGATGGTAATGTTAACTTAGCAAGTCAACATAAAAGGGTTATGTCAGGAGATATTTTAAGAGCGATTGAAGAAATAGGCGGCGTGAAATGAACTTACCTTTTGAGATTATAGAAGCTACCAGAAGTCATGGGATTTATATTATTAATAGTAGAAATTAAATTGTATGCACATTTTATATTGAAAAATCCAAGATGGCATGAAAGCAAATATTACGCACTTCCCAGCACCAAAGAAAACACACAGGCATTTATAGATGCAGTTAATAAAATGGAGATTAGATAATGAACGATTATAATTACTGGCACAAAGAGCTAAAAGAGCCGCAATCACAAGAGCGTGATACTAATGAACATATTGCAGGATTTTGGCGCATTAAAGCGGCTAAAACAAAGCCTGATTATCCTGTCGCAATTTGGTATGTAAACAATGAGCAACAATTAGCGATAGGCAGGCAAAAACCTAATGCTGGCGAGAATGACACTTGGTTTGATTTTATTGGAATGACTTTCCCAAAATGTGAAGCCATTACAGAACAGGCTTATAAGCAAGCTTTAGAGACAGGTTTTTGGAGCGATGGAAAACCTGCCCGTAAAATGGACGATAACGAAAAAATGGGCATTGATGTTTCAAGGGGTGGCAATAATCCGCCTATTGAAGAAAGCATTGCAGATCAAATTAAAAACTTAGCTGATATTGCTAAGGATATTCCAGAGCCAAAAACTCAAGAAGAAGCTAATAAAGCAACCGTGATTGTTGATAAATTGCGTGGGCTTTGGAAGGTTGCGGAAGCTACAAGAATTAAAGAAAAAGCACCGCACGATGAAGCTGGCAAGGCTGTTCAAGCTAAATGGCTTCCTATCATGCTGCCTGCAAAAGAGGAGGGGGTGGCTCTTGATAAGAGGCGTAAAGCTTTCTTATTAAAAGAGCAAAAACGACTTGATGATGAGCGTGCAGAAAAGCAACGCATTGCAAATGAAGAGGCAAAAAAAGAAACCGAAAGATTGCAAGCGATAGCTGACGCTAAAGCAAAAGAAGAAGGCGCAGGGTTGGCAGAAAAAGTGGAAGTTGCTCCTGTGACAGTTGAAGAAGTTAAAGCCACTGCTGGTGGCGATTTTGGCAGAAATTCAGGACTTAGAAAAACTCGTGTCGGTGTTATTGTTGATTTTGATAAATTCATTGCGGCAATAAAAGATGCACCAGATTTTATTGAATTTCTTGATAAAAAAGCTCAAAGCGCAGCACGTAGTCAAATAGCTTTAGACGGCTTAGAAATTAAAGAGGTGTTAAAATGAGTAAGTCAGTAGCGTTAAAAGGTGGCGGCAATGTTATCGGAATTATTCCACAAGACTTTGAAGAAACTTGGAGAATTGCAGGAGCTATTCTTGCTGGTGGGTTTGCTCCTAAAAGTTTAGTTGACGGCAAATCTGGCAATGATGCTGTTTCAGCAGTTTGCGTCGCGGTAATGTCAGGTGCTGAATTAGGTTTGCCGCCAATGGTTTCTTTAAGAAGCTTTGCTATAATAAACGGCAAACCAGCTCTTTATGGTGACGGGCTAATAAATGTTGTTAGGGGTTCTGGTAAAGTCAAGCGACTCAAAACAGGCTGCGAAATTGTTGGCAGTGAGTTGGTTGGATTTTGCGAAGCAGAACGCCTTGATACAGGTGAAGCTCACCGTGTGGAGTTTACACAGTCACAAGCTGTGCAAGCTGGGCTTTGGGAAGAAAACGCTACAAAAAGAGGTAAAATCTGGAAAGACAATAAGCACGTATGGGTCGATGATGCACCTAACAACTCTGTCTGGCATAAATACCCAAAAAGAATGCTAGCGTGGCGTGCCACAGGATATTGTTTACGTGAATTATTTGGAGATGTTTTAGGCGGCATTAGAGACGAGTTTGAAGCAAAAGAGATTGAAAAAAATAGCTATGTTGAGATTGAGCAATCAACACCACCAAGCCCACCACCTGCACCAGAAGAAGAAATTGAAGAGGTAGACCCTCTAGATATGTTTTTAGACGATCTAAAGCTTGCTCTTGATGCTGTTGATAGCGAGGAAAAAATTGAAACGGTATTTGATGAACTAGACGTTCAATCCACTCTTACAGATAATGAAGAATTACTCAAAGAGGCGTTTGATTATAAAAACTTGCGCATTAAAGAGGTTCAAGTTGAGCCATCTAAAGAGACACAAACTGCGGCAGATAATTTGGAGGCAAGATAATGATAAAAGAGCAGGAGATAAAACAAAAGCTAGTTGATTTTGTCAAAGAAAATTATAATAATCCTAGCTCTGATGAAATTATAAGCATTTTTGCTAGCTTCTTTCTTTCATACGCTAATAAATCGACAAATAGCGATAGGCAGCTTATGTTATCATATATAAACCAAATACACGCTTCTATGCTGCTTGGTTATTATAGTATGGAAGAAGATAAATCATGAGCGCCTTAACAATCAGAGCATTTTTTAACGGTGAGATATTTACACCTCAAGCAAGCAGTGCAAATAACATTAAGCTTTTAGAGCCAAATCAAGTCTATGTTATTGAGCCTGAAAAACCACGGTCATACGCTTCACATAAGCATCATTTTGCGTGGCTTAATACGGCGTTTCTCAACCTGCCAGAAAAGCATGTTGGGTTGTTTACCAACTCTGAACACTTACGAAAATACGCATTAATTAAAACAGGTTTTTGCTTAGTTAAAGATTTCCCCGTGCTTTCAATGGCGGAGGCAGAACGAACAGAAACAGTAGCTAGAGCATTGGCTGATAAATATTCAATAGTAGTTGTGCAAGATAAGCTTGTGCGAGTGTTTACGGCTCAAAGTCAATCAGTAACTGGCATGGGCGGCAAACGCTTTCAAGAGAGTAAGTCCGCAATTAGAGAATATATAGCGGCGTTAATAGGTGTTGAGCCGATAGAATTGGATAGGGCGAAGGACTATGATTAAAATTCAATCTGCTAAAAATAAAGCAAGAACAGAAACAAATTTCGAATGCCAAAAAGAAGGCTGCAACAATCCTCATAGCAAACGTGGTCTTTGCTCCGAGCATTATATCGAATTAAAATATCGATATTTGAATGTTAAAAATATTGATCGAGTGACGTGCAGACACACCCACCGCAATAAATTGACCAAAACATTCGAAGCTGGTGTTATTCAAATGAGAAAAAGAGGCATGACAATTAGTGAAATAGAAACAGCTCTAAATTTGAGTAATGTGAGCGTAAGAAAAGCAATAGGGAGAGCGAAAAATGACGGATAATAAAAATATAAACAACATCTTAGAAATAAACCGAGGTAAACCTGCCTCACAAGCAAGCCAGATGATTAGGCTTCTTAAAACTCAATTAGAAGAAGCTAAGAGCGCAAGAGAACTTTTAATTATTGAAAGGCAGAAGGCATGGAACAGGCGTTTGAATTTTTTGAACGAATATAAGCTTAAACTACAACTGCAAGATGGCGAGGTGGCAGATGCCCAAAGAGCGGAACAAGCTAATTTTGTGCAGATTAGCAAATTAATAAAAGCTATTGGAGAACAGAAAATCAAGGAGATATAATGAATATTTTTGCAAGAATATATAGAGCATTTATTTCTGATTATGATGAACTAACAACACATACTCGAATTGATTATGAAGAGCAAGCAAAGCAATATGAACAAAACGCAATGCTTATGCTTGATGTGCAAGCGCTGGAGGGTGGATTAGAAAAATATAAACTTTATGATAAATTTGGGGTTGAGATAACAGATAGATGCGTTGTCCACTGGACTGATGGCGGTGACGAATTATCACTTAAAGAGAGAATAAAAGAAAGGTGGGATAGGATCGCAGTTACTCATCTTCGTGCAAATGCGGAGTTCCATGTGATTGACAGTCCTCACAATGAAGTTAGAATTGGTAAATATATATTTCATCTGTGGAATTTTATGTATAGCGACACAGAAAAATATCTAACGGTTGTAGCTGAAAATGAGGCTGAATATTTTGTTAAATTCAAGAGCGCTGGTGAGTGCATGAAATGGGTGTTAGAAAATGAATAACATCGCTTTTACAATTAAACAGAACGACCTCAAGCTAAAACTAGCAGTGTTTGGTCGTGACAGCATGGCAGATAGAGCCGTGGAGATAAGATTACAGTTAAAAGAACTGGTGAATATGAAACTTAGAATGGAGCAAAATAATGGATAAACGCGCATTAGAGAGTAGAGCAAGCGCAATAATTAAGATATTCACTAAAGATAAAGTTACACATGATAATTTTATTGCAGAATTATGCGTTATGATTGGAGCTGGTTTAAAGACTTTGAAAGCCGATAGAGCTACTAAGCTAAAATTTGTTGATGATGTAAATTTGCATTTAATAAATATTGTTAATGATATGGATAATGAAGAATGATACGTTCTAAAAAAATACTAGCAAAAGCAAAAGGTCAAGATTGCACGTTAAACTTTTCTGGTATTTGCAATTATAACCCAGAAAGCGTTGTTGCTTGTCATATTAGAGATAAAAACAAAGGAATGGCTCAAAAGGCATCAGATTTAAGCGTGGTGTTTGGTTGTAGCTCATGCCACGAATTTTAGACCATAAGCCCCACGAACACGATATTGACACTCTAAAGCGCATTATTAGTGGCATGCAGGGAACGCTTGAGATATTAGTGCAAGGTGGTATAGTTGTCGTAGCACAAGATACGCCTAAAATTCGTGCAACCAAACCTCGCAAGCCTAAATCACAACGTGCGAAAATACCTAGTCGGGGCTTTCAAAAGAGTGCAAAAAGCAACGATTGGTATTTCGCTAATGACAGGGGATAATGAAATGGAATATGGAGTATACGAAAGAGCGCATCAATTTGCATCAGGAGAAAGAAAGCACCTAACATTACAGCAAAAGAAAAGTATTGTTATTGAACTCCTTGATGATATTGACGGGCTAAAATCAGAAATAAGTTGTTTGATAGATGTTGCTTATAATGCTGGAGCGACTGAATATATTAAAATAAATTTTCCGAAAGAATATAATAGAATTAGAGATAGTGAAAAACTTGGAGACAATAACCCGCCATCTCCTGATGATGTGCGTGGAATTATGAAATAACAGTTAACTCGCGGCAAATCTCCCTTAAGCGTTTCAAAATTACGCTAAGCCCACCTGCCAAAACACGGTCAAGCCAGTGCCGCAAGTTTATTCATTTAACTGGTAAAGGAGGGCATGTTTTGATGGCAATGGGCGGTAATATGAGCGATGATGCTTTGAACCGCCCGCTATCACTTTCTGTTTTTCCAAGCGCTAAGCGGATCACGACTTGCAACTAGTATCCACATAATCAAATTTCTGCCAGTTATTCCGAGAACTGCTGACACCGCATTTGAAGTGTTATTATTCCAGCTAAAATAATCGACTAAAGGCTGCGTGGCAAAATAAGCCACAACAACGCCGCTTAACAACGCTATTAAAGCAGTCACCCATGTATGCCTTGAAATTTCAAGCAATATAGCAATTGCACCACCAACTATTGCAGGAATAACAGTTGAGGTCTTGAACCCTGCTAAAAAATCCATAAAATTATCCATTAATCAACCCTATTTCTTTTTTTTGCCAAAAATATAAGCGGCGAGAACAACGCCGCCAAATGTTATCAATGTCACTAAACCCCACCTGCCTAGAATATAACCAACGGCAAAACCTACTGCTAACATTAACCAACTTGAAAAAGGTATAGAGAAAATAGCATAAACCCATTCGGGAATAATAGAATTAAAAAATCCTGTAATATTTAGCCAAAGCCCGCCAAATGTATTTTCTATAGCATCTTGCAACATCATTTCACCTTTGGTTTTTTCAATGAATAAAAAACAGGCACAAGCGATGTCAAGACTATTGTAACAATCGCCCTACCTTGTGCGTCAAGCCCTAGAGCGGTTGAAAGCAAATCGGGATTAAGAGCTGCAATAACATTAAATACTGCCAAAATCATTACAGTTAGATACGTGCGAAAGCCAGAAACCCAACTAGTATATTTATCAATAAATTTTATCATTTTTTACCCCTATGAATAAATTTCAACTCGTCACGATAGCGCCATGCTAACCACAAAAACCCTAGAATTAAAAGCCCTAAACCACCCCATAGAAGTAAATCACCAGCAAACCCTATTGCTGTTTCTTGTGCAGCACCACCACCGATTGCAGAGCCGCCACCAACGCCAGTTGTTATTTTTACTTTATTTTTCAAATCAATTGCCCGTTGCAAAGCTGATAAAGTAGCAACGCCAATTATGCCATCAACTTTGAGATTGCCATGCGCCTTTTGGAACTCAACAACCGCTTGTTTGGTTTTTTTACCAGCAACACCATCAACAGTAAGATTACCAAAACCTAAATCATTGAGCCATTTTTGCGTTTGCTTAATATTCTCGTAATTCTCTTTAATTCCATCACGACTTCCACCCGCAATTTTACCAGTTATCCAAGCAGGGTAGCGATTAAACTCTGCAATGTCAGCCTCTTCCTTACGCCGCCTAACCAGTCCAGCAAACTTTTTGCCGCCAGCAGTTGTTGCGGTTTTACGCCATCTTCCAGCGCTTAGCTTAACCTTACCAAGCCTTAGAAATTTTGCCCATTTCCATTTTAACGCACCAGCCCCACAATTATATACCATGCTGGTTGCCGCATCAAGCGCATGAGCCGAAACATTGCCAGCATTAAAAAATCTATCAACTGGCGGACGATATTCTTCCTCAACCATTTTTTGCAAAATAATCAAAGCGTCACGTTTTGAAATTAAATCACCACGTCTAAATTTGCGACTATGTTTTTTCAACCACCATGAGCGGAAAATCCGTGACCGCCATGTAAATCCGTAGCCAATCGTAGGAATGCCGATAGGGTCTAAATACCACTTTGAAACAAACCCCTCATGTCCTGCTAAAAAATCGATTAATTTACTCATTTTGCGCTCCTGACGTTTGTGCTATCGGACGAGGTTATTATATTCGTACCGTTAATGCTTTTAATAACGGCGTTATCAGTGCCGTAAATATATAGTGATACGAGATGTCTCGTAACAAGGTCTATCGACGCAGACCTATAACTACCGAAATGCTGGATAACCGCATGTGAGACAGTTCCGCCAGCAGGGTAATATTGCACGCCAGCCGTTAGCCCTTGAACATTCACAAACCAGAAGCCGTGTAATGTCGCCGCAAACAATTCTATATTTTCTAAGAACACGCCTCGAATACCAAGAGGGTCGTCGCTCCATACCTTTAGGGGAATAGCCCAGTTTGCGCCGACTTGTGCCGATATGTATAAATCACGCAGAGTTGATGCGGAAGCGGTTAATCCGCTTAATTCAACAGCAACGCCACCCTGACCTTGCTTGGCTATGACCCCAATTCCTTGCATGTGTAAAGCTTTGGTGCTTTTTATGAACGGTTCGAACAACGTAACAGGTTCATAATCACGATAAAAAGTTGTTCCATTTACACCATTACCTACAATGTGCATAACTCTATTTATTCCGTTTGGTGCAGTCTTAAAAGTAAACTGCCCATTGAAATAAACTGAATTATCACCGCTAGAAACTAAATTATTCCATGCTGGTGTATTATCAAATCCAGCGTCATTAGAAAAGCCTAAAGTTAAAGCATCAGCGCTTAATTGTGCTAATGCTCCTACCGTTAATAACGCCCAACATATAATAACTGCTAAAAATTGTTTCATTATTCAACCCCAAAAAGTTCTGCTTTGCCTGATGCTATGTTGCCGGAACTGAACAATAAACGCAAGGCATCTATGGATGTTGTTATAGCATATTCACCAGCAAAGGTTGTTTTAACCAAGTTGCCGTTAATTTCAGAATACGTATATTCTCCCCAAAATAGTGGGGTTGTGGTAGCTGCTAAACCTTGAATGTATATTAGCCCTGAACCATGATCTGTTGAAGCGCTACCTTGTGTGTCGGTTATTCCTGTGAATACAACAGAATTTGCAGTGTTAGCGCTTTCAACAGTTGCAGTAGTGGCATTGGATTTAATTGAGCTTTCCATTCTTTTATATGCTGCATCTGTTATAAAAGTTGAGCCATTATCTATGCTTATACGCAGTTGACCAAACACTCCATCTGTCGCAGGAAGCCAATTTGACAAACGGATAACATGCAAATCGAAATCAGATGTTATGTCTGTAAAATCAATTGTAGCACTTGCAGATGCGGTTTGAGATGATAATAGTTCTCCTAAGCCATGAACAAATTTATTAAGCAAAATAAACTGCGTTCCGTCATAAATTAAATCTACATATTCACCGCTTCTAATATCTCCAGCCACTAAATTTGTAGCAGAACCAGAAACTATTTTTTTAATATTTTTAGCCCCTAAGCTATTCCAATTTAATGTTGGTGTGGTTGTTGCATTATCCCCAGCCGCTACAAATCGCAAAAATTGCCCTGTTTGCAATGTCTGAATGTCACCAGTAACAGTAATTGCGTCAACTGTGCCAGCAACAGTATTTGTGCCGCCTAAGTCATTGTAAAAATCCGCAAGCATTTTAGCTAGATTTCTTGCGGCGTTATTCATTGTTGAAGGATAAGAACCCTCTTCAATACTTGCCCCAATAATATCGCTATTATTTAGCGCTGTGCTATCTAAATCTGATATGTGATTTTTTACCATTTTAATATATACCTTATTGTTTGCCTACATTTTGCCATTTGCCAGTATTATCTTTTTCGTAAATATAACCGTTAGAACTATATGAGCGCCCATTAACCATTTTTCTTTCATAACCACCAGCACGTGCTTTTTGGTACTGTTCAGAAGCATTTAGTCCTTGTGTTGTTGTTTGTGGTAAAGGCGCTTTTTGGCCTCTAAACATGCGATTTAGTTGTGTGTTTAAGTTGTTACCGTAAGTTCTTACAGAACTATCAACATTTTGCCTTAGTGATAAGTTTTGATCATAGTCTTTGCTGAACTTCTGTATTACACCTAAAACACCAGGCATTTGAGGCATATCTCCAAACATACCTTTTCTAACTAATCTAGGGGCTGGCTGTGGCGCTATCTTTGGCATCAGATTAACTGGTGCTTGCGCCGCTTGAGGAGTTTGAACCATTAAATTAACTGGTGGCGAAGGTTGTCTGGGCGGGAAATTTGGCGCACCAGATATGCTTAATGATGGAGGCGAACCTTGATATGGTGCTATAGATGTCGGGATAACCCCTAATGATTGGTTAGGGGGTATTGTTGATTGCCCACGACCAAATATAGCAGGGTTAGCCATTGATTGTTGCCCCTGCGATACTGGAGGCAATAAAGGAATATTTGAAGGTCTAGCGGCTTCCATTTTTGCAGTTCTAGCAATAGGGATACTTTGCCTATATCCTTGCCTAGAAAGCCTGGGGTTTGGCGTTGGTGATGATGCAGTTCTAGTTATTGCTTGAGGCTCGTTAAAAGCTGGCGCATCAGGCATATTATTAAATTGAGGGCGGTTAATCCTTGCCATTGGGTTTGGAGGTGTTCGGTTCAATCTCCCTCTTGGTTGTGGCGCTGTTATGGCAGGCTGGTGTGAATTATAAGCAAGAACTTGTGGTCTTAATTGGGGATATGGCGCTAGATTGTTAATTGCTGCGGTGGCGCTAACTTCAGGAACATTTAAAGCTTTCTTAGTCCAAGATAGCCTGCTTTCCATGTGAGGAATGCCCGGGCGAAGATAATTATTTGAAACGATTTTTGCCGCTTCGTTAGCTGTTTTAGCTTTCTTTACCTTCATAAATTGACTGCGTTCATAAGGGTCATTAGTGATTTCATGCTTTAGAAAACCATAATTAGCTTCATAAGATGTGGGGTCTAAACGATTGTCTTTCACATATTTCTCAAAATTACGGCGGCGTGGCCCAGTCCATTGCGCATAGCCATAGCCCCCCCTTGAACCAGCAACCATCGGTTTAATTTCTTGCAGAGTGTTAAACCCGCCGCTTTCATGCGCTAAATTACCCACAACGCCAGCCGCTTGGTTTTTTGTTAACCCATAATCACGGACTAAGTCAGTCATAAGTCTCGATGCAATATTTCTAGTCGTCATTGCTATTATTATCCTTTTAGTTTATATGGTTGTTATGCAAAATTCAGAAAAAGACATTTACGAAGTAAAGCCTATGAATTGGAAATGGTTTATTGTTCCCGTTGTTTTATCATTCGTTGGCGCATTAGGTAATGGGCTAACTAATCCCTCAACATGGTTTTTGCTTATCTGTGGTATTATGACAGGATTTGCTTTAATTCTGTGTTTTCCAAAACTTCATTTAGACAAAGATTAACG